TTGCCGGTCATCAATTCTTCACGATTTTAAAACCAAAGTTCAAATGATTCCCGCCGAGACAGGTTCGGCAAAATCCGGCTACATGAATATCTCTTCAGGAGATACAATTGAACAAGCTGATTGTATGAGAGTAGAATTTAAGGTTTACTATGAAGGTCCTAAGAAGTTGAAAAAGGATAAGAAGAATCCAGATAAATATTCTAATCTTGGAACAATCGGAAAAGTGAGTAAAAAGATATGGTCTAAGCGAGAAAAGTCTTATGAATATTATATTGATGGTTTGATTTATCTCCCCATGTATTATCCCATCAATGCGAGTTCATCAGAGGAAATTCGTGATTCAATTGGCAAAGAGTGGCCTCAGAATTACAAATGGAAACCTCCATCCGAAAACACCATTGATTTCAAGGTATACTATGTGAAAGATGATTACAAGGGTCGTTCAGTAGATAAGATGACTTCTGTCAGAATTAATGATCGCGTTAGAAAATGTAAGCAACTAAAATTGCTCGTTGGTTATGATATCAAGAAGGATGATACAAGTGATTTCGCGATGAAGTTGCTAACAGATAGACCAAATTACAAAAATAATGTGATTCCCTTTGAACCGGAACCGGGTGTCGTCAATTATTTCTGTAACATACCATTGACAAGAGATAAGATACTCTGTCTAAAGGATAAAACAGAAGTTCAAGATGGTTTCATTTATGAGATGCAATACAATCCTGATGCTCCATCAGGTGCTCAATGGACTCCCTTGAGAGCAAGAACCGATAAAACCTTTCCAAATGAAAGAAAAACAGCAAACAGCGTATGGCAGACCATTCAGAATCCAGTTACAGAAAGAATGATTATTGGAAAAGATATTGAAGATATTCAAAGCGAACCGACTGAAGTTTCTCCGGAAGGTTCTTATTATGTATCCGATGAATTGGCGATGGATGCTCCTCTCCGAGAACTTCATAATTACATCAAGCAGAAACTGATCTCTGCTACGTGTGCGGCGACTTCGGGAAGATCTGTTGCTATCCTTGATACATCAATCGGCAGAGGAGGAGATGTCGGAAAATATTTAAGATGTAAAAAGCCTATATCTTTCCTTCTTGCTTTGGATATTCACGCGGATGTGAATAAAGCAGCAAAGCGAATGTATCTTACATCACAGAGACCACCTAGTGTGTTTATGCAATGCGATACAAGTAGAAATATCAAGAATGGTGAAGGATTATTGGCTGTTGAAGAAGCATTCAAGGATGAATCACTCGCTGAAAGAAATAAACTTCTTCTGGATATGATATATGATCGCAAAAAAAAGCTTCCCAAAGCATTCTCTAAGATTCCGCCACTCTACAAGGGTATTGCGAGTAAGGGTTTTGATATCATTAGCAGTCAATTCTCGGTTCATTATTATTTCAAGGATGAATTAACACTGAGGAGTTATATTCAGAATCTGGATGAAAATTGTAAGGCGGGTGGTTATTTCATCGGAACATGCTATGATGGAATGAAAGTCTTTCAACAATTACAGAACGCTCCTGATAAGACAAATCTTGAAATGGAAGACGAATTTGGACAGAAAGTCTATTCCATCACGAAAAAATATGATGCTGAAGATTTTACATATAAGCAGACAAACAAAGAAGAATTATTTGGTCAAGAAATTGATGTTTACATGAGCAGTATCGGTCAAACATTCACTGAATATTTGGTGAATTTCGAAATGTTCATTGATATTATGAAAGAATATAATTTTGAACCCGTAAGATTAGAAGTACCGAAACAGTTATCCGGCATCTTTGATAAGAAAGATATGTCTTATGCGGATGGATTTGGTGGATTTGAAAAGATCATCGATGCGTTGCCATCTCTTCAATCCAAGGATGCTGATCTAAAGAAGTTTTATCCTGAAGCTATGAGAATGACAATTCAGAAACATGAAAAAATGAGACTTCTAAGTTCTTTGAACAATTGGTTTGTCTTTCAGAAGCGCGAATAGATTATCTTTCACGAAGCCATAGATTAAAAGCCCACTTTTCGCCCTTAATAACAGGCAATCCAGCGTGTCTTGATCCCTTATTGATTGTTCCGTCATCATTTAAATTGTAAAAAACAACCATTCTCCCTTTTTGTGGTTTTACTTCAATGGTTTCTGAGTATGCGGGGATAGAATCAAACCCTGTCCCACCACCTTCTTCCACATCATTCAGATAAACAAGCACTGTCTTAATACGATTACCTCTTTGTCCGCAATATTTTTTGTATTTTTCGGTTTCATGAATGTCATAAGCATCATAATGATAATCATAATGTTCATTCGGATTGTATTGAATGACCTGAAAACTCTCAAATAAATATGAGTCACATTTCAAATGCGCCGCGATTTTTTCGCAAATTTTTGCAGATTCAGGATATTTATCATGTTCCATCCAATACGATGAATTTGTTCTTCCTTTGTATTTTCCTTTTTTATATTTATCAGCATCCTTGTCTAAAAAGGAAACACCTGCGGTCTTCAAGTGTTCTTTAGAATGCTTTATCATAAAATCACATTCCTTATCAGTTAAGAAGTTATCAATGTAATAAAGATAAGGATCATTAGATAGTGTGTGTATTTTTGAATTCATTTGTATATATATGATGACAGATTCTTTATATTTGTTTAAACTTATTTCAATTTATTTCAATTTAAAAGGATTGTATGAATATTTCTTATGAATTATTCATTGAAGTCTGATACAACAGGTGAATTGATACTGCCTCACGATAAATTTTTTGAATCATTAAATGAAGAGTTGTCAGGAGTAAAGAGATTAATCGATGAATATCCCAAAGAATGGGAAACAGTCAAGAAACAAATTCATGAACATGAATATATTTATACATCTTCATTTTACAAGAAAAATATTAGCAAGGTTTCACCGATTAGTCGTTCATACTTCAAAATGAAGGAAATGATGTCTTGGTATCCATTACTTAATAAAAAATCGGAATTGCGATGTGTGTGTTTGGCAGAGGCCCCAGGTGGTTTTATCCAATCTCTCTTACACGCATTCCCAGATAAATCCCTTAGAATTCATGCGATAACTTTGCTGTCAAAAGAGAAAGATAGTAAAATACCGACTTGGAATAGAACATTGTTAAATAATCCGAATGTATCATTTCATACTGGCGCAAAGGGTGATGGAGATTTATATGACTTGATGAATGTATTATCATTTATCAAGGATATTGGAAAATCATCTGCAGATTTAATTACAGGAGATGGGGGTTTTGATTATTCAAGTGATTATGATAATCAAGAGAAAAACTCTTTAAAACTGATTTATTCGGAAATATTTGTAGCTTTGAATCTTCAAAGAGTAGGTGGATCCTTTGTGTGTAAATTATTTGATATCTTTCTTAAAGAAACGATATCATTGATTTATATTTTACATCAAAGTTATGAAAAAGTCTTCATACACAAACCATGTATCAGTCGGTATTCCAATTCAGAAAAATACATAGTTTGTCTGGGATTTAAAGGATACAATGTATCTCTTATCAATGAACTATGTCGGAATTTTCAAGAAAATCAACTTGATTACCCTGTCCCCGAATCATTTTTAAAAGATGTAATTTGTATGAATACATCTTATGTTAAAGAACAAAAATCACATATCCTGAAAGGAATACATTTAATAAAAGAAGGATTATTAGATAGAGAACCGACAAAAGAACAGATAGAGATGGCAAAGGAATGGTGCTTGAAGTATGATATACCTTTGAACAATAAATGTTTTTATATCGCGAAATGATAATTGATATTTATATCGCACAATCACCAGACTGAACAGTTGGAGGCTCTGCAAAGACTTCATTGACTCTTCTTGACGCGCGGACACCGTTGTAAAAATCTCCACCATTCATAACTCTATCTTTAACATCATCTCTCTGAACAAGATTGCTATCTTTGTATATGCCAACATTATTAAGCGCATAGCATGATTTCGGATCCGAAATCAATTTTGGGGGGATTATTTGAAGACGAGTATTATCCATACAGAAAGTTTCACCGGATTTATCGGTATAACAGCTGTCAGAGGGAAGTGCTTCGGTATTAGATGATGTTGTATCATTATATTGATTATTTTTATCAAAGAAAGCCCCAATATTGGTGATTTCATTTTTCAGAGATGAATTGTAAAACTTAGGATGTTCCGATACATTTGTATCAGTCCATGATTGCTCAGATTCTTCATCATCTGCAGAAAAGGGTCTTAATTCTTCGGTTCCACAAGGATTACCTCCAAGTCTGTCTTTACGATAATAATCGGGTAAATACATCCGCTTTGTCCCAATTGTTTCAGGAGTATCTAACTGTCTTGTAATCTTAAGATCCTTTGTTCCAGATGGTAAAATATCTTTTGCGTTATTCAGAGGGCTGGGTAGTTTACCTTTGGAGAGCTGCTTAAAAGTACGACTAATCTGAGGATAAGGAAAATCCTTTTCATACTTGGTCTTATCAACGTAAGTCAAATCCTGAATTTCTTGCTGTGTGGGCTCATAATCAGGACCCGGCTTCAGATAGTAATAAAGAAACACAATTACCAACAGTCCAATAAGGAATTTATCCATTATAATTGTATATATATAGATAAATATTTTTTATCCAAAATTATTTAACCAAACGTGTTCTCCGCACTATACACAATATACAAAAATCCATCTTCATCCTTGTAGTTTTCATAAATATCAGATAATGGAGCATTACTAGGACACATACGATTATCAACCATCAAAAACAAAGTCTCCGAAGGTTCTAATTTGATTCTTTTTCTAACAACATAAATGAAATGACTCATGTTTAAATCTCCAGGAACAAGATACTTTTTCTTATCAATGTTCGGCATATCTGAGTGCTCTTGTCTTTCTACAATTACCGGCACCTTCCCTGGATATTTTCGCATAATTTTTTGAGATTCACCTTTGCGCACATGAATATCAAAATCTTTCTTGAATCCCATTTTATAAAGAATTAGAAATTTTAATTTAAGGATTTAATTTGTTGGATAAAACATAACAAATATGAAATGTGTTCAAATTCATAAAGATGGTACGATGGACGACCTTGATATATCGTTAAAGAAACTTAAAACCCTTATCAATTTAAAGAACTGTTGTAAAATTATAGTGAAATCCGCAAAAAGTCAAGGAAATAATTCGCTTCAAGAGCTGTATAAGTGGTCTTACGAGGGGAAAAGTATTCACTGTTATGGGTGGTGGGATGGAGAAGCAGGATTTGAAAATAAGCATGAACTACCACCCGGTGGAAAGAGTAATTTCTTGGAGGAAGATTCATCCGTGAAATTACTTTTTGGAGATATATTCTTGGTGCAATGTAAGATGGGTAAAATCTTAGATTTCAAGGTATCAGATTATGGTGAATTCTACAATTGTATTTTTGGTGGTTTTGATGATTGCGATACAGAAACTGATGAGGAGGACATGAATACAGAAGACGAAGATGATGATTACGTTCAACCATCTGATAATGAAAATGATAATGATACGGAAGATGAATATGAAATCTTAGAGAATCTATCAGATGCGGAATTAGATGAAGATGATGAAGATTACACTGAATAATTGAATAACTAAATATCTAAATTTGATTAAATTACTTTAAGAATATTTACAATCATTTTAATAAATACTCATAAAATATGAGTAAGAATAGCAATCATAGCGATGAATTTCGCGCAAAGCATGTGCAACTCATTTGCAAAGAACTTAACGAAACACAAGCTCGCATATCAGAACAAGGGATTTACAATTACTCCATTCAATTTGCGAAAAGAAACAATATCAAGCGTAGCTGGAAGAATACACACTTCAGAAACTTGTATAGTTCAAGAATTCGTTCCTTTTACAGTAATCTAAAAAGTGATTCATATATTCAAAATACATCTTTCAAGGATCGTATTTTATCGGGAGAGATTGATTGTTCGAAGATTTCTGAACTTTCTGCTCACGATATTTTCCCGGAAAATTGGAAAGAACTTCTAGACAAGAAGATTAAACATGATAAGTTGAAATATGAACTGAAACCTGAAGCAATGACAGATATGTTTCAGTGTGGTCGGTGTGGCAGTCGCTCTTGTTCATATTATGAAGTGCAAACACGCTCGGCTGATGAACCTATGACACAATTTGTGAATTGTTTGAAATGTAACAATCGGTGGAAACAGTAAAATGAAATAATAAAAAATGAAAACTTATTGAGTGAATGTGCCTTTTATTTTATCCGTAGTATGATCAAGGAGATTAAAATTTTTTCTGTATTTTTTATGATGAAGAATGTGATAGTCTCTATTTCTTCGAAACCATTTGTATTCGTTGAGCCACGATGAATTCAGATGATATTGTATATGAAGATAATTCATTGTGTACAAATAACTGAGTGATTGAATGGTGAAGATACAATAATAATATCTTGATAAGAGAAAATACATGATTATTATTGGCGGAATACTCATCTGTAAAAAGAGGTTGGTGTAAAGCGGCCCCGAAGTATTGATATAAGTATCGCTAGTGGGTCTTGAAGGGGGATAATCAATGTGATGACGATGATGCCACCGATACATCGGTTTAATTATATTGTGATGAAGGAAAGTATGCATCGCGTATTCATATACATTAATAAATACGTGAACGAGAGAAACAAACCCTAAAGTTTGTATCATTTATTAGGAATTTAGTTATTTATTTAAATTATTTACTATTAGAACTCCGCTCCGCATACAATGTGATAATAAGTGATAAATTTCATCTATACCTACTATATTTTCATCATTTTATCCCACATATATATTGATTTTCTATTAGAATCTTTATAAAATAATGAAAAATGTGAATGTATTTCATCCTATGTGTTCTTATAATTTCTCACAAGTAATTACTTCCCCACCCTCATGCGATCTCCATCTCGCGATCCACCCCTTTTCCTCTCGTTCAGCCGCGCGATGCACCGCCTCGCTCTCCGGAAGATTATATATAAACTCAATTTTATGCGGGCGCGCCGATAATATAACTTCACAAATGAATCTCGAGGCGGTGCTCCTATCATACTTAAAATGCCTAATTTCAAACTCCCCTGCATAATCAATGGGCGCGCCCTCATAATTCGCTATACCAACCGAATATTTATTTCCTATATTTAAATTATCTAAAGTAAAAATTACTTGATCCACCTCCAACTCGGGCAGTTCGGCCTCGATCACGTCATGTTCAGCTTTCCATTCTTCCCAGTTTCTTTTTGGATGATCCTCCGGCAGGTCGAGCCCGGCGCTCTCCAGGAGCTCCCTGAGCCGCGCCCACTCCGCCGCAGCCTGATCCGGAGCCGGGGCGTCGCCGGATGACCCCACCCCCTCCGCAGCCGGAGCCGCACCCACGTCCTCTCTCCGTGCACCTCCTCTCATTCTTTTCTTTCTCCTTGTATTTTTTGTTCTTTTCTTTGTTCTTTTAGGTTTTCTTGTTCTTCTTTTTGATTTATTATTTCTACTCGGAGTTTTATTATTTTGTCTAGTTCTTTTTCTAGAAATACTTTTCATCATTTATATTTTATAAATATAAAATAATTTGATAAGAGAAAATACATGACTATTATTGGCGGAATACTCATCTGTAAAAAGAGGTTGGTGTAAAGCGGCCCCGAAGTATTGATATAAGTATCGCTAG